ATTGCATTTATTCTTGTAACATTTTTGAATCCAAGATCTTTTAGCTGCTGCTCTATATGCTTTTTTTTATGCTTATCCTTAGACATATTAATATAAAATACGGGGATTTCTAATAAATTAATTTCCATTGTTCACCATATACATATTATAGTAGTAATCTATGGCAGATTTTCTTGGCAGAGAATCTTTATCTGTACCCTCTCGATTCAGCATTTGATTCCAAATCTGAAGGGTATGGCTATGCTTGCTTTTATTAATAACACTATTTCTTTTATCTGGATTAAATATGTCTTGCCACTCCCAGTAATTTATGGGATAAAATACGATTGGTTCTTGTATATATTTTTCTAGTTTATACTTATATATTTTTTCAGTAACCAGTTGAGGACCTATCTCTCCCCATTTTATTTTATTCTTATCAAATGACTGTGAAATATCAACTAACTCAGCAATGAAGTCAGAGTCTTTTGGAGCTCTCAACAAGCCATTAGCAATTATTTTATGTGGACCACCTTGCATACCGAAAAGATATTCTGGAAACTTCCATTTACTTTGTAAGCAAATATTGTCTGTATCTGTCCAAGTTAAGCCAGTCTTTTGAATCATTCTATATCTAAACATATCAGCAAATGGACCATAGGAGTTATCTGTTTTAAATATCTTATCTTCTTCTATGATCTCTCTTGCATTAATTTTATTTACACCTTTTGGAACTTTAAGGTCCATATCATATACAAATAAATTAAAGCTATGCCCGTGATATACAAAAGAAGATAGACATAGATTTTCTATTTTACTTAATGGTCTTCCAACCCAAAGCGATCCAAATTCTGCCATGCTAATTCTCGTAATCTGGTATGTCTTTTATGTTCCAGAGAGACATGGTTTTATCTCTATCATGTGATTGAATATTTCCCTCAATAATTATCTGCTCTGGATTAGGAAAATTAAAAGGATCTTGTTGAAGATTAATCCTACGCCAAGCACCCACTGGAATATCATTATTATTTTTATGTGATTTCCACATAAAGTTTGTTGTAAGTAAATACTTAGAGCCACTATTTTTAATATTTTTAAGTGCTTTAAAAATATCTGCATTTGGTAAGTGAACAAGGCAATCTCTTACCATAATTAAATCTACTTTAGGCAATGCATCATTAACAATATCAATAACATCAAACTTTACATTTTTGCTTGCAAACCTATCGGCATTTTTATTAATCATTTCTTTTACAATATCTCCACCAAAATACTTGATGCCAGAGAGATCTATGCGCTTCATCCAATTGAAGTCTCCACATGGAGCGTCTAGCATTGATTTGATGCTGAAGTCCTTTAGCATAATCTGTAGCTCTGGAATAAGATACTTGGTTTGTTCATAGTCAGAGCCTGGACCAGAGAGTGACTCTTTTCCATTCCACGAATTTTCTCTATAGTATTTGGTAAATAACTCTTTGCTCATTATTCAAACATTCCTATCTTTTTAATATACGGTGCATATTTAGATTCAGAATCTATGTATAAAGTCGTTAAAAAGCTAGTTGCAATTGGGCAATATCCTTTTTCTAACATTGTCTTTCTTATTGGTGATCCATTGAACATGTCCATGCTATCATCTTCAACCATTACGAAAGGTATTTTTACATCATGGGTATAGGTTTTGATTACTTCATGATCCATTCCCTCTATATCTATGTTCATGAAGAATGGTGTTTTTTGAAAGTAATCAAGGTGAATAGATATAATTTCATTAATAGTTTTAGTTGGAACCTGTGCCGTCCAACTTACAGCAGTGTGCTGACTGTTCTTTTTTCTTTCTGCAAACTGTGGAGAAAGTGTATTTGATGAGTCCATATCTCCAAACATAAAAAATTCTTTTGTGCCAGATTCGATATCCACTGCACAATTATATAATATATCATTAGGCCTTGTCTCATGCACCAGCACATTAAAGTAGCTGTTAGGGTCTACAAGGGTGCCAAACCAACCCCTTTTATATAAAAAGTATGTGTTTGATTCTCTTACTGGATGAAAAGATCCAATATCTATATAGGTATTTTGATCAAATAGATCTTTGCCCATTAACCAAGATAGTCTTTTCATTACTCCGTTTAGTATAGAATCTTCTCCATATGAAGAATATGATTCAAACTTCTCGTATTCCATATACCCCTCACTTAAAATAGGGCGAGTCCATTTCTAGACCCGCCCCATTCAATCAACTAATTACTTAGCTTCCTTCTTCTTTGTAGCCTTAACAGACTTCAAAGCTTCCTCTACGGCAGATACCTTTGGCATACGGCCAAAAGCAGCGTCGTTAGGATTAATTGCTCTTGTTGCTACTGGTAGAAGAGCACCTACTAGTGCTGCCCACATATCTTTTGGATCTGTGATTCCAGCAACGTATAGAGTTGCAACTGCACCTGCAATTGAGCGCACATATGACGCAAGCATTGCCTTGTGTTTCTTATTTAGCTCCATTATTTCCTCCTAGGATATAACTTTAATTAGTATAGCATAACCAGCCCATAGCCCAATAATTCCTGCTACCCCTGCAAAAACTGGTGGTGCTGGAACTGGTAATTTGAATGCTGCGAACACTACGCCACATCCAAAACCTGTTACTACTGATAGTAATATGTCTTTCATCTTTCCCCCAATATGTGTTGTTGATAATGTTTCATACAAAAATCAACATATCTTGTTTCTGTCATTGCTAACTTTTCACTTTTTTCTATGCATTGATCAACTTCACAAACAGCATAATCAAACTCTAGTACTTCCATATATGTCTTTACCCTAAAAAAACTCATTAGGATTCTTTCGGATCTGGATTGTCTATTGGTGTTGGTGCTGTAGCAAATGCTCCACATGAATGACACTGTATGTCTAAATGGTACATGCCTATAGTATAGGTTTCTGGATCAAAAGATACTAACGCTCTAAACAAACTGTCGCCACAGTTTGGGCAAATACATGTTGGGATGCCTCTAGCGTCTATCATCGATATCCTCTGGAAGAAGATTTTTTAACTCATATATTTCTTTTGATATCTTCTTGAGAGCTTTGTCATGTGGAGTAATCATACCTTCTACGGCAGCACCGTATTTGTTATAATATTCCAACTCTGGCTCTACCTCTTCTATAAATCTTGTAATTGTTTTTTGTGTTTTTTCAATGTATTCAAAAGCCCAATCACGAGAGTCAGATAAAAACTTTATAAAGCTTTCTTTGTGTGTTTTATCAATGTCGGGTTGATCTTGATTTGATTCTGCTAGTGACTCCGCAGATGAAAGATAAAGCAGTATAGTTTCTGCTAAGTGCTGAGTTGTTATTCTTAATTGCCTTGCAGTGTATAGATATGCTATAAAAAATGATAGGCCAAAAACTGAAATCAGTATTAATAATATATCCATCACGCACCTTTTCTCATATACAAGTATACTACATTAGTCAAAATCAATAGAGTAAAATTCTTTAAATTTGTGCCCACAAAAAACCTCATACTCCTTTAAAGATCTTATGTTGCCAGCACCATATGGTCCATCCTCTATTCCGCATAAAACCCTCATCTGTTTGTCTCTTGATATTTCTTCTATCTCAGTCCAAGAATTTCTTCTTATGTTGCTATCTTTCCATATCTTTTTATAGCCTTCTCTGCTATAAAAATGATACAAAATTGTTTTTGATGGGGAGTATATGTCCCAACCTCTAGTCCATGCTCTCATTGCAAAACATATTTCCTCACCAAAAAAAGATATTTCTTGATCATAAGGAACTTCTTTTACAATATCCCCTTTAGCAAAAATAAATCCACCCAGAACTGTGCTTGATTCCTCTGGATTAGAAAATGTTTTATCATCAAACTCTACCCTCAAAGCTGTCCATTCATTTCTTTTATTTAATAGAGGAATCTGCTTAGTTGGATATGGTTTTCTCTCTTTATCTTTTTTTGGATATGTTATTTCTTTATTTAATTCTATATGAAATGGTGGAGGGAAATAAGATAAAATAATTTTATTGTTTCCAGATATCTTTTCAGCCTTGCTTAATTCATCAATACATAATAGATCCCAGTCTTTTGCAAACACAGTATGAGAGTCTATTTGTAAAAAATAATCTTGATTAGAATATAGCCCCATTGCTTTTGATCTAGCATACCCTGCGCCTCTAGCTTCTTTTATGGTCATTGTTACTAAGTTTAAGTTTGGGATCCATGACATGTCTGGAATCTTTTCAATAAAATCTTGAACGACTAACCCAAAAAATAAATCTTGTGGATTGTGTGCGTTATCAATAGCTGACTTAACAGTTCTTATTAATTCTGGATCACGATAGCTTGCTATTGATATAAAAATTGTCACGATACATGGGTAGGCCAGTAATACTTACAAGGCTCTTTCCTTTCTGGACAACATGGAGTGTTGTATGCACTATTTACTGCATACTGATATTTCATGTAATACATAGGATCTTTATTGAAAAGACTAACTTTATGCGTTGTTGTAATACGCATTAAAGTATCATTATCATTCATCCATGAAGGAAGAGATGTTCCCCATCTATCACCGTACATATCTTCTAAAATAGCAATATTTTCTGCATTTTTATCTGTTTTAATGCCTCTAAAATTTGCTTCAGCAATCATTGTTTTAGCATAGGTATGCAGGGCACGTTCATGCTTTTTCCACATCAACACTGCTGGATGATTGCGCCACCCACCTGTTGGAGATGCTCCAGATAATACTTTAAGAATTTGATACGACTCTAATATTTGTTTATTTAGTCTTTTTGAATCTAACTCTTTTGCAGTTTCTAGAATATTTGAATGTGGTAAAAATGTTTGCATTACTTCTCCATAGTTCTCAAGCATCTTGTACAAATGTTGTACGACTTACCAGTATACGGGCATGAACCAGCACTTGTCAAGACATGATTTTTTATTTTACAAACTACAGACATGAACAATATTTTTATCATTGCAGTGGCTCCCTAGTAACTAATACAATTGCGCCTTCCATTTCTAAGGCTTTTTTAACCTGAGAAACATATTGCACAGCCTCAATCTTTTGGTCATGAGACAAGTGGAGAAATGACCTCTCATCTAGTTTTATCGTAATAAAGGTATCATTGTCAATAAGGTTAATGCCAAAATTTAAAGGAGCTTGAATATTATGAAAAGCTCTACGCATTGCATCTGTGTACATGCTTACCCTTTATTTTTACCCTCAGAGTATTTAAATATTTGATCTAAGGACTTCCATTCAATATCATCTTCTAGTCCAAGTGCAGATAAAAGTATTTGCCATGTCTCCACAACATATCCTTTTGCAATGTCTGATGGTTCTACTAAATCAGCATCAATTAAAAATGCAAGAGGTAGCCCAAGATCATTGTATTCTATAAAATCTTTAAGATCTTTATCTTGCTTGTAGTTTGACCAAAGCTCAGACAATATCGCACAGATAGTATCAAAATCTGTTAATTCGTCTCTGTTGTCAGAATCTTCCATATTTCTCCCCAGTCCTTCTTACTCTTATGAACATTAAACTCCTTAGAGATTTCTCCACCCTCTAAGTATATACCGCCCCAAACTCCCCACTCTTTGCCTGATACTCCTACCGCAAAACATTGTTTTGCAACGGGGCACCCCTTGCATACAGAGTCAACTATATGTCTTGATTCTACACCATCTTCGTATTTATCAAAAAATATATTTGTATCTATTCCAAGACATGCAGCATTATCTTTCCATAAATGCTGTTGCATTGTTACTCCCTGTACTTATTCGGAATGTCCCAACCATTTTTTCCAACTGGGTAAATTCTTTGTAGATACCAAACGCCATCTACTCTGACACCACTTACTGATGTTCGTCCTGACTCAGATCTTTTACGATCAACAACATCCCATCCAATCCAAGATAAGTTGCTGTTGCGTGAAACAATCTTTTCCATTTTTTCTAATCTATTAATGATCATTCGTTTCTCCTAATACCTAAATATTCCTACTTCGATTTGCTTAGATTCTGCGACAGAAACTAATTTTGAAACAGCCTCTTTTGGCTTACTTAAAAATGCAAAATAATTTATATAATCTATATTTTCTATAACCCATGAAGGTGGCACCTTATAATGCTTAATCTTCATTCCCCTAGCTTTCATACCACGCTCTGATAGATTACAAAACTCAGACAACATTGAGTTAATCCTTGCTGGTCCAGCAGAGTATATATGTAGCTCTTTGTCGTCAATGCCTATGCTAGACATTGCAACACCTATGGCACGAAGAAAAACTTGATAGTCATCAAAATCTTTGCTTCCTTGAACAACTATATTCATTCTTTTTCTTCCTTTAGCTTATCTAATATGAACATCATCTTTTCAATATCTTGTTTTGACATACTCAATGTATCAATTTGGCGTGTAGTTTCTGGCATAACGCTTCCATCTTTAATGTCTGCTGTAAAAAAAGTATTATCTTTTACCCAGTAAGCATTTTCATCTATTACCATTACCTTTAACATATATTTATTAGAGTGGTTAATAGATTGAGTTATGTGCTCTTTATTTTTTAAATCTTTAGGAATAAACTGCTTTGTCTTATTATAAATAATGCTCTGACTTTTCATAACAGTTTTTACCCCCTTAGATCTAATTTTTGAATTACGTTTAATTATATATGAAGATAGGTAAAAAGTCAACACGGCAATAATGCAGTATTGTAAAATTTGAACTAAAATCATATTGCTCATCTATACTATTGTATCAAAGTAGAGTTAGCGTGTCAAGTAGTGTTTAGTTATCAAACACTGTTGATAGAGATGAAGA